TATCGTCGTCGGAATATCGTGGCTCCTCTCGCTCAAAGAGTGTTCGAGGCCTGGCTCGAGGAAGACATCGAGAACGGCGACACGCCGTTTCCAGATGGAATCAATGGCTTTCTGCAAAATCGAGAAGCCGCGTGTCAGGCGTTCTGGCGCGGCCCGACCATGCCGCAGGCGGATGAACTGAAGGCCGCACTTGCTGCAAAACTCGAACTTGAAATTGGCCTGCCGAAATCCGTGGTCTACCGAAAATATGGCGTCGATCCCGAAGACGCCGCAGACGAACGCCGCCGCGAGCGTGACTACGACGGCGACCTCGGGCCCGGCACTGTGTTTGCTGCACCCGCAGACATGAAGGCCGCCTTGGCGCTGACCGGCGACGCACCGAACAAGGATAATCCGAACAATTCGGGTCAAGATGCCGGTCAGGAATCCAACTGATGGCAGATCCGGATTGGACTGATCCTTGCGCGGTTGCGGCGTGGCTGAAGCCTCAGCTCTACAAGGTTGCAGCCGGTTCGGGTGTCGTCAGCGTTCGCCACGGCGACAACCAAACCAGTTTCAGCCAAGCCAATTACGACGCCCTGACCACTCTCTATCTCGAAGCAGTTTCCGATTGCGCCAAGAAGAATGGCAGCAAAATTGGCCGCCGTCGCGCCTTCACTGCGCGCTGAATTCAAGGATCAGCCATGACCCTGCTCACGCGGATCGCCGAGCGCGTTCTCAATCGACCGCTGTTGGTGCATCCCGACAAGCTGCCGATCGTGATCGGAATCCTCGAGGGCCGAATCCCGCTCGGCGATATCTCGGATTTACGTCGAATTGCCGAATCTAACATCGATGCGATGCCAGACGCCGCGCGCGCGATCATGCGCGGACCGCATCCCGGTGCTTCGCGTTTTGTTGGTGATAGCGCCGAGCGTGACGCCAACGGCCGCGCGGTCAGTGCTCTACCCTACAGGAGAACATCAGAGGGCGTCGCGGTCATCACCATCACGGGGTCATTGATCAACCGTGGTGCATGGATCGGCTCGGACTCGGGCGAGACCTCCTATGAGGGGATCAAACATCAGATTGCTGTCGCGGCGGGAGATCCGAAGACCAAGGCTATTCTGCTCGATATCGAAAGCCCGGGAGGAGAAGCGGTCGGCGCGTTTGAGGCGGCGGACGCGGTTCGTGCAGCGGCAAAAATGAAACCGGTCACCGCCGTCGTCAACGGTATGGCAGCTTCAGCTGCTTATGCGTTGGCCTCGGGAGCCACCAAGATCATCACCACGCCAACCGGTTTAGCTGGCTCGATCGGCGTTGTCATGATGCACGCGGATTATTCGCGTTTTCTCGACGCCAAGGGCGTGACGCCCACCTTGATCTTCGCTGGCGCCCACAAGGTCGACGCCAATCCGTTCGAGCCGCTTTCTTCAGGGGTTCGGGATGATTTGCAGGCGGAGGTCGACAATTTCTATTCGTTGTTCGTCAAGACCGTCGCCGCGGGCCGCAAGGGCCTTTCTCCCGCAGCGATCAGGGACACCCAGGCCCGAACCTTCATTGGCAAGGACGCAATCGACCGGGGACTGGCGGATCAGCTGGGCTCGTTCGAAAGCGCACTTGCCGATATCACCCGCGGCCTCGGCCGCGCCACGTCCATCCCAACCAAAGGAGCTAAAATGGACACGACTGAAGGCGCGCCGGTCGCCACTTCCGGCATTTCTCTGACCGACCACGAAGCCGCGGTTTCCAAGGCGAAAACGGACGGAGCGAAGGAAGCATCTTCCGCCGCTCAGGCCCGGATCAAATCGATCCTCGGCAGCGAGGAAGCCAAGGGCCGCAAGGATCTGGCACGGCATCTGGCGTTCGATACCGAGACTTCGGCGGAAGCCGCGGTTGCGATCCTCGCCAAGTCGCCGAAGGCAGCAGCGGAGAAAACCGCACCGACGATAGCGGAGCGGTCCAACACCGCGCTTGCACTCGGCGGTCCGGCCCCGCGCGGCAACGAGACTGGCGCTGCGAAGTCGGCTGAAGCGCTCAATCCGACCTCTGTCTATGACCGGCGCCGGCAGGCCGTCGGCAAGAAGTAAACTCTTTCACGGAATTCCACCTCGCCGTTCAACCTCCCGCTGACGTGGCGGAAATCAGGAGATTATGCACATGACGACCCTGACCGAAGGCCGCCACGCGGCCGAAGGCGTTATCTTCGAAGAAGAAGCCGAATACTCCCGTGAAGTCGTGACCATCAATGGGGGCACCGGCGGTGCCGGCAAGGTCCCGGCCATGACCGTTCTCGGCAAGCTAACCTCCGGCGGATTTTATATGCCGTCGCCGGCGGCGGGTTCGGATGGCTCGCAGGTTGCCTCCGTCATCAATCTCTATCCCGTTGATGCAACGGATGCCGACGTTCAAGCCGTCGTGTTGTGCCGAACCGCCGTAGTGGCGGCAGATGCGCTCAATTATGAAGCTACAGTCGACACCTCCGATGAGAAGGCCGCGAAAGCGACCCAGCTCCTTGCGGTCGGCATCGTCGTTCGCTAACCGCGTTCATTTTTTCTGATCATCATCACCAATTCAACCGAACCGGAGAACCACGATGGAAGTTTTCGACGTCTTCAATGAAGACCCCTTTACGCTGGTCAGTCTGACCGCATCCGCCAACCGCCTGCCCTACGTGCCCGGGCAGGTCAGCTCTTCCGGCCTTTTCGAGGAAGACGGTGTCCCGACCACGACGATTCTCGTTGAGGAATTGAACGGCTCGCTCTCGATGATCGCGCCGACGCCTCGAGGAGGCCCAGGCGAAACCGTGATCCAGGACAAGCGCAGCATGCGTTCGTTCCAGATCCCACATTTCCAGCGCGACGACGCCGTGATGGCGGACGAAGTGCAGGGTGTGCGAATGCTCGGCATCAACAACGAGCTCGAGACCGTGCAGAATCGGGTCGACGTCAAGATGGGCCGGCATTTCCGCGATCTCGACGCGACGCTCGAACATCAGCGGGTCGGCGCCATCAAGGGCGTCATCACCAACAAGACCGGCGGCACGATGTTCGACCTGTTCGCACTTTACGGAATTAGTGCGCCGGCCGACGTCTCCTTCCCGCTGACGACGGACACCACCAAGGTCCGGCAGTTGACCCTGCAGGTTATCACCTCGATCGAGGACGTTCTGGAGGCTGCGAGCTATTCCGGAATCCGGGGTTACTGCGGCAAGACGTTCTGGAGCAATTTGATCGAGAACAAGTCGGTCAAGGAAACCTACCTGAACACGGTGCAGGCGCAGGAACTTCGGGGCGATCCTTCCGCCAAGGAGTTCGAATTCGGTGGCATCACGTTCGAGCGCTACCGCACCGGCTCTAAGGCCTCGGCGGCCAACGCGGGCGGGGCGCCGTTCATCGCCGATACCGAGTGTCGTTTCGTTGTTGAAGGCGTGACGGGGCTGTTCATCACGCGCTTCGCGCCAGCGGATTATCCGGAGACCGTCAACACCATCGGCCTTCCGCGCTATGCCATGCAATACCCGATGGAAAATCGCAAGGGCCGCGCGCTGGCGATGCAGTCCAACTCGATCAACATCTGCACCCAGCCGAAGACCCTGTTCCGCGGCGTCGCCAGCTGACACCTTGCCTTGAGCGCGGAATGGTGGCGCATTCCGCGCGAGTGGGAAGGCGAGACGGCATTCATTATTGCCGGAGGTACGAGCGTAGCCGATCAGGACACCGATCAACTCAAGGGCCGAAAGGTCATCGCGATCAACAGAAGCTGGGAACGGATTCCGTTCGCGAACTTTCTGTTCTTCGGTGATGATCGCTGGTGGCGAGAGTTCGGGTCCGAAGTTTTGGCCAGATTTCCCGGCCGTATCGTGACATGTGCACCGGGCGTCAAACACGAACGGTTCCTGAAGTTGAAGAAATTGAAGCCGGATATCGGGCTCTCGGCGGACCCTTCCGAAGTGATGGTGCGGCGGACTTCATTAACCGGTGCGCTCAATCTGGCCTGGCACTTGGGTGCCGAACCGATCGTGCTGCTCGGCGCTGATGGTAAGCGTGGGGCCAACGGACGTCTCCATCACCATGCCGAATATGACGGAGCCATGGCGAACGAAGTTTCCACCATCTGGACAGAGCAGCGGACCGATCTGACCGGTGCAGCCGAAGTCCTGAAGGCTGCTGGCGTCCGCGTCGTCAATGCCTCTCCCGGAAGCGCTCTGGCCGATCTGTGGCCGATCGTGGACCTGAAGGATTATCTCTAAATGGCGACCAGGATAGAGCGCCACCACGCGTCAGCCTTCGTCATCAAGGAAGATCAGCAGTCGCGCTCCTCCCGCACGCTCGCCAGTGGCCAATGGCTGCAGGCCGGGACCGTGCTGGAGGAAGCCGACGGCAAGGTCACGGCCTTTGTCTCGGGCACGATCGCAGGGGTTCTGCTGAATGAAACCAATGCGCTCTCGGGCGACGTTCTTTCCCCGGTGCTGGCCCGGGTCGCGACGGTCGCGCTCGATGAACTCACGTTTCCGGCCGAATCCCGGGACGCCGTGATCGCGGGCTTATTGGCAAAAGGCATCGTTTCAATGTTCTCGCCCCAGCTCGCCGATACAGGTGGAGGCGGGGGAGGCTATGTAGCGAAGGCGGTTCGTCTCGGTTTAAATTCGGCAATGATGGTTTGGTCTACTCTGCCTGACGCATCCCAACTTACGATAAGCCAATGGACTAGGGCAGATGCCGCCGCGATCTCACAATTTCCAGTCATCGTCGGTCAAGATTTTATAAGTGAGGCGGAGATCGGGTTCGTAAACAACACTGATATTGGCGGAATTTTCTATCCGAAAGGCCAACCAGCAAATCAGTACATTCGTTATGACACCGCAGACGGGCTATTCACTTCGGATGTCTATCACCATTTCTTTCTGACGGTGGATACCGGTTTCGATACTCCGAACAAGAAAATCGCGTGCTGGTTTGACGGCGTTCCAGTGATTGAACCATCCAACATCACCGATCTTGGCTCTGCCTTTAACATACCTACCAACGGGCTCGGGTTTGGATTTCCCGATGCAGTTTCTATCGGAAGTAATACACAGGCGATGGATTATTGCGATCCACAGGTCTGGATCGGGCAGTACATCGATCCAGCTTTGCACATCGACAAATTTCGTGATCCAGCTACAGGCAAGCCAGTTGATCCGGCTATTCCGGCCGCCACCTTTGGGCAGCAATCCATTCTGTACAGCGGGGATCACACAGCATTTCAAATCAACCAAGGCAATGCGGGATCGGCGTTTCTGGTGACCGGAGCCGGGGCAACAGGTTCTAATGGGGCAGGGTCTGTCACCTGCACCAATGCGACCGTTGGTGCGCCCATTGTAAAAGTGCAGACGATAGATTTCACCACCGGGGATGTCTCATTCATTACAGAACAGTTTGAAGCGACAATTTCCGTTGATGGGCAAATTCAACAGACGTCGTCAAACGATAACTCAGCACTACAGCTTTTTGTGTATCTGGCCAATGCCACCATTGCAGACACCGACGCGCCATGACAAACGCCACCACAAGCCCGGGAAGTGATTGAGGAGTGACCTCGCCGCTTCTGGTCCGGGGCATGCATGGCCTCGGGGATAATCTGCATCAACGGGCGCTATTGAAGCAGCTGATGAACAAGGGTCATGAAATCTGGCTGGAATCCTCCTGGGTCGCGCCCTATGTGGATTTAATTGGGGCAGGCGGTCTTCATATCCTGCCGAAGGATTCGCGGCAGCGGACACAGCGAAAGAATGCCGAACGGGAAGCAAAACTGTTCTCTCCCGTCGCCTGTCCGAAAAATGTGCCGCACATGCAGGTGTGGTACAGGCCTGAAGAAGTGAGAAAGCGCGGCTCTGTGCTCGCGGCGATGTGCGCCAGCGTTTCCTGTGACTATGAGAAGGCGGACTTCAGGTTGTCCGTTCCGGATTCGTGGTTGGCGAGGGCCGACGCTCTGATCCGATCCTGGAAGCCGACAAAACCGATCCTGATCTACCGCCCCCTGGTGGAACGAACCGAATGGAGTGGCTGCAGGGCACGGAATCCGGATCATGCTGGGTACGCGGCGCTGTTCGAGAGCTTTCGCGACCGGTTCTTCGTGGTCTCGATCGCGGACCTGGTCGACAAGATCGAATGGATGGTCGGGAAACCGGTTTCTGCGGACGTTACGCTTCACGCCGGCGAGCTCGATTTCGAGATCATGGCGGCTCTGTTCAAAAGAGCCGCACTGGCGTTCTGTTCGCCGGGCTTTGCGGTGATCCTGGCTCAAGCGGTCGGGACGCCGGTTATCTGCGCCTTCGGCCGCTACGAGCGGGCCTATTCGTTTTCAGGCGGCGCGAGGTTTTCACCCTACCTCGGAATCGAGCCGATCAAGCCTTGCGACGATTTCCGGCACGACGATGTCGGCGACAAGCGGATTGATCTCGGGATGGAGATTCCGAAAATCGAAGCTTTCGTCGCGGCGCACGTGAAGGAACATGAAAATGCCTGAGCGCCGGCCACTCAATTCGAACGCCTGCAATTTCGAGGAAATGCGCGCGGTCATCCGCGAGGCGGATGAGCAAATTGCAGCGGTTTACGACGAACAAAACAAGCTACGAACCGATTTCGACGCGTTGGTTTCAAAACTGGGAAACCTCGGGGCGCACCCTACGTGACGGCGGACCTCACAAAGTCCGCCGTGCTCGACAAACACCTTCAAGATGCGATTGCGGAATTCTCACCGAAGAAAGACCAAACCATGTCCCGCGGATTGCGCCGGCTGAAAAGCCTGACCGAAACCCTGATGGCCTCGATCGATACCGAGGCCGACAAGGCCGCATCAGAATTGCAGAAAGCGCACGATGAAGCAATCGACGCGGCCAAGAACGTCGTTGCTACCGTCGGCGGAGAATTCAAATCCGCGACCGCCGACATCAAGGACATGCTGAACCAGACCAGCAACGAGCAATGAAACTTCCCCTGATCAGCCAGAAGGAAATCGGCGCCAAACCGATCGACTGGCACGGGCTGACCCGGCGCTTCATGAATCCGGGCGAACTGGAAGCATTGATTGCCCTGGTAAGAGGTGTGAATCCGAAAGGCGTGCTGGAAATCGGCGTCAACGGCGGAAGAACGGCAAAGGCGATTCTGGATCATGTCGATGGAATTGAATGCTACCAGGGCATCGATGTTCTTCCGGGTTACGTTCCGGAAAAAATGGTCCAGCGCAAGGAAGTCCCGGACAATCCCGGATCCGTGGCTTCACACGACAAAAGGTTCGAGCTGATCCTGAAGAAGAACGGCTCGCTGGATCTGAAGCCTGAAGATCTGAAACCATGCGATGCCGTGTTCATCGACGGCGATCATGGACGAAAGGCTGTCCTCAACGATACCGCATTGGCCAAGGCTCTGGTTCGTCCGGGCGGAATCATCATCTGGCATGACTATCACGGACTGACTGATCGCCAGGGGAAGTGTGTGGTCGACGTCAGAGATGTTCTGGACGAGATGCATTCAAAGGGTGAGCCCATCCTGCATGTCGCCGATACCTGGCTGGCATTTCTGAGGGTGCCGGCGTGAGCATCGATTATCCGTCTCTGTTGTTCGATCCGATCTATCAGACGATGGGGGTTCCCGCGCGATTGACCCCGCAGTCGACAGGCGTTGGTGTCGACGTCACGGTTCTCGATGATACCTCCGGCGCGGTCGTCATCTCTGGAAGTCTCGGCATCCAGACCATCAAGCCGGCGGCCTCGATCCGGGGCACGGAACTGGTGGCGAACGACCTATTGCCGAAAGATTTAGCCGGACCGCTTGCGCGGTTGACCTTGCGCCCAGGAGATCCCGGCGAAGTGACCTGGCGGATCGAAAGCTACGCATTGAAGCCTTCACCATCAGGAGAAATGGCGGGTGAAATTCAACTGGTGCTGATCAGGACCGAGTCATGACCGACCGCAGGGAAGAGATTCTTTCGCGGTTGATTACGGTCTGTCAGGTCGACGGGATCAGAAAAGTCATCCGCAACCAATTGAGTCCGGGCGAGGACATCTTACCCGCGGTCGCCGTCTTGGAAGGCGACGAACTCGCCGACGAAACCGATCCGGTCACGCGCCCGGCCAATGCTCCAAGACGCGTCATGATGACGCCGGAGATCGTTATTTTGTTGGGCGACCTTCCGGAAGACGTCGGCACTTCGATCAATACCATCCGGGCTGCGATCATCAAGGCGGTCGTCAACGACAGCGGGTTGCTTGGTCTCGTGATCAACAACCACGCCATCCGGTATCTCGGCAGCGCTACAGAGCTTGCCTACGGTCGCACCATGGAAGCCACCATGGCGCTTAAGTTCGCCTTCACCTACGTGCTTCTGCCGCGCGAGCTCTGATGCGCGATGTGGTCAATCCGATCAAGCCCTGCGAAGTCTGCAAGGCCAACGGTTACTTCTCCCACAAGTTTCAGGCCGTGCTGTGCGACCGGCATTATTTCGAGCGTAACGGGCTCCTTAAGCAAGAGGCCGAAAACAATTCATCCTCAACCAAGGAGACCACATCATGACCGACTGGACCCACATCGGCAACGTGCAGGACTGGAGCATCACGCCAAATCCGACCGTGATCAAGCACAAGAACACCCAGGGGCCGCTGAAGCGGATCGATCTCGTGGTTCCGATTCTTGTCGAGATGACGTTCGCGACCAAGCTCGACGAATGGACGGAAGACAATCTGCTGATGGCGCTGCTGGGTGAAACCGACACAGATACGGTCGGAAGCTTCCTCAAGATCGGCGTGACGGTCGTGCGCCGCCAAATGAAGTTTGTCGGTGCCAACGCTATTGGTCCGAGATACGAAGTGATCCTGCCGAACGTGTTCATCAATGCCAAGGATACCCTGTCGTTCCTGGGCAGTGATGATTTCGCCTCGATCCCGCTTTCGGGAGACTTGCTGATCGATGCCACGCTCAACGCATTCGGTACCGTCCGCTCGCTCACCGGAGCGACCGGTTCGGCACCTGTCGCGAGCCCCGACGAACTGAACGACTATCTCGGCACCGGCTCGGTCTATACCGCTCCGCTCGGCACCTGATCCTTCATGGACCTGCAGAGTATCTCCCCGGCCTCGAAGACCGTTCCCCTGGGAAAGGGAACGGTCGAGATCACGGGGCTGTCGCTTAGGAAACTCCAGAAGTCGTTCATCCAGTATCCCGAACTGCTTTCGCTTGCGGCCGGGAAAATCGAGCCCAGCATCATTTTCTCCGCACCTGAATTGTCGCTGGCGATGTTCTCGCTCGGGATCGTCGAGCGGAAAAAGAGGTTCTGGCGGTTCTGGATTCAGGATCGGTCTTCGATACTCAAGGCCTTCGATGAAGCGCCGCTGGGTCAGCAGATCGATCTGTTGAAGCAGATCTACGACATGACGTTTGCGGGTGAGAGTGCCCTCCCTTTCCTCGCGGCCGTAAGGACAAGCCTGCAAATCCCAAGCGAAAGCCCAATTCAGGAACCCTCAGCGGCAACCTCGCCTCAACAATCGAGTTCCTGATTCACGACGGGCATGTTGCGGAAGGGGTCTGGAATTACACGCCGAAACAGGCGGAAGCGTTTGTGAAGCTCGCCCGACAACGGCAGAAGCGCGAATTCTCCCTTGCTGCGATTGCGGCACGAGGTGATGCCAAGAAAACCCTGGATGATTGGGACAAGTGATGAGCCTGAAACTGGCCTATGAAATCATCTCCGGCGACTATCCGAAGATGATGAAAGAGGCCCAGGACCGGATCGCGCGGACCGCGACCGCGACCATGAGGGAAGCAGGAGGGATAATCAAAACCCAGGCGCGCGCCTCGATCGCCGCAGGGGGATTTTCGTCGCGTTTCCAGAATACGCTTCGCGTCAACACCTATCCGAAATCGGGAATTTCCTCGAGCGCCGCCGTTTTCGTGTTCGACAAAATTCCGTGGGTCGGCCAGTTCGAAGATCCTCAACCGGTCTCCGGAAATCCGCTGATCTGGCTGCCGATCGACCAAAACCTTCCGCTGCGTCCAGGCGGCAAGCGCTGGACGCCGAAGGATTTCATCGCGACCGTGGGTCCTTTGCGTTCCGGAAAGCACGGCTTGAAACCCATCCTGTTCGCTCAAGTGGCCGTCGGACTTGCCGGTGGAGTTTTGGCATTGCCTTCTGCAGCGAAACGAGGCCATCGCGCCGCACTCGCACGAGCCAACTACAATACGGCCAAGGCCAAATGGCTTCCCGTCTTTGTAGGTGTGAATTCGGTCACAGATACAAAACGCTTCGATGTCTCGGCTGTGGTTGCCAAGGTCAGCGATCATCTCGGCGAGCTCTACGCCAAGAACTGGGAAGATTCCGATGGCAAGTAACGAGATCAAGCATCGGGTTTCGCTGGAGGGCGATGCCGACATCAATCGACGGCTCGACGGTATCGGCGAGCATGGCAAGCGCGCGTTCAAGGAGATCAGCGAGACCATCAACAATGCGTCTCCTGGGATCGCCAAGATCGGAAACGACTTTGCCTCGATCGAGGGAAAGGCGGAAGGCGGCCGGCAGGCAACCGAGCGCTTCAGGGAAGCAATCCACACCCTGCATCCAGTGCTGGATGAGGCGGGACTTGGCCTCGGCAACCTCGGCGCCTTCGCCCGTGCAGCTGGCGTCGGTGTTGGTGGATTGGCAGCCGCAATCGTCGGTTCGATCCTGGTGGCGTTGGCCAAGATGGGAGACGAGGCCATCGTCGCCAAGAAGCGACTGGGTGATCTGCTGCAGAATCCGACGGGCGGTAAGAGTCTTTTCGACGCCCTGAAAAAGCAGGCCAATGAATTGGGGACGGAGGTATCAAACCTTCTTCCCTCGATGGAAAACCTGATTACGCTACGCAACAAAACCCTCTCGCGTGGCAATGAGCGCTATGCGCCAGGCAGTGCGCCGATTGATAGCCCGGCCGGCGGCTTCTCGAATGAAAAACTGTTTGCCTTCCAAAAAACACTGTTCGAGGCGCTGAAGGCCGGAAAGGCACCGACCGACGAGGCCACCAAGGCGCTTGCGGACTTCACGGGCGAGCTTGCCAAGACCGGGCAGCTTTCGACCGGCATGGTGGAGAACCTCGCCAAGACCGCGCCCAATGCCGCCAATGTGCTGGCGCGGTCGCTGCAGCAAGGTTATGCCGGCTATCAGGATTTGCTCAACGCGCTGGAAAAGGGAACGAAGGTCTCGGCGGAAGAGATCATCCGCGATCTGGCGCGAATTGGGCCTGCTGTTCACGAAGCGCTGGTCAACGCGCCCAAAGATACAAAAACATTCAGTGACGCGCTGGATGCCGCCAAGCACAGCGCCAGCGAACTTCTTGACGTGCTCAAGGGGCCGAACGTATCGATTCCCGTCCTTGAGACCCTGTCCGAAATATTAAAGCAGGACAAAACAGATTTAGAAGCGATCATCGGCCTGTGGAGGAAGCTGCTGGAGCTTCTGGAAAATTCGTCGCTTGGTTCGCTTACCTCCAAGATCGCAAGCGCGACAGGTGAAGCCAAAAAGCCAAACGATCGAGTATCGGAGGGCTTTGGTCAATTGCCTGGCTCTCCGGAGAAAGCCAGCCCAACAGGAAGCCCAAGCACATCCGCTGCAACCTCACAACCTCAATCTGCCAGCGCTTCGCCATCTGAGTCGGGGACGGTCGCACGTCAGGCGCCTCTCCGGGAGGGCGTCGATTTCTTGCCGCCTGCAGGCACGCTTTCCGAGAACAAAGAGCAGTACCTGAAAGAAAACGGCAGCTTCGACGGGTTTAGGAATCCCACCAGCGATGCGGCTCGCTCGAGATACTACGGCAAGACCTTCGAAAACCTGCCGCCTGAACTTCAGGTCTCGCCGATCTATCAAAAGCAGAAGCTTGAAGACGAGATCACGACTGGCGCGCATCTGGTCGGCGAAAAGAGTCCGAACGTGGTGGATGGCCCGTTGGCGGGCCAGGAAAGCATTGATCGCCGACTGACGGCGCAAAAAATCTTCCCGTCGCCATTCGATGCCGACAAGCGATTGCAATACGAAAAAGAGGCGCTCAGCAAAAACACAATCACCGATGCCGGCCCCTTCAACCATAATCCCGGCGATACGACTAGGATTCGCGAAGTCGGCCAGGACCTGATCGATAGGGCAACGCTGGAGTACCAGCGCAAGAAGCGCGCGCTTGAACTCAAGGACTATGGCAAGGCGTTCGATAATAATCCAGTCGGCATTGCTGATTATGACAAGGCGCCGCCGTCCGATTACGATCAATCCAAGGAGCACAGGGACGCTGTAAAAGCGCTGGAATTTCCGCAATTGCGCACCTACATGCGGAAACTCTTGGGGCTGCCGTCGTCGGCGCCGCCGATCAAATATCTCGAAAATGTTCCGACCGAACCCGGCGACCCTTCGGGCATCCGGGTGCGACCGATCGATGAAGCCGACGGCTATGCGACCGGCGGCCACATCCGCGGACCCGGCACATCGACCTCGGATTCCATTCCCGCCATGCTCAGCGATGGCGAATACGTCGTCAACGCCGACAAGGTCCGCAAATACGGCGTTCCGCTTCTGGATGCCATCAACAAGGGAATAGCCCATTTCGCCGATGGCGGGACTGCCAAGCCTGCACCCGATTTCCGCGGTGATCTCTCCGTCACTTACGATCCTAACACCGGTGGGGCCTACATCAACGGCAATCTTTACCCTCCCGGCAGTCCAATCCTCGACGATCCGCGCGTTAAGGCCGCAATCGAGGCGTCCAAGGCCTCGATGAACGACGCTTCATCTGGAAAACATCACAGTCCGTTCAGCGCTTCCGGCGACTTCGGCGATTTCACCGGGCAGTTCGGCGGAGGGTTCAAGGACGGCGGCCTGATCGGGAGCGCGCGCAGCGCATTTGCCGGCCGACTTGCCGTTCCAAGTTTCGGGAGCGGCGGCTATATCGACGTATCTCATATGGCGCACATGGCATCCGGTGGAATGCCGGAGATGCCTTCGATGGATTCTCATCCATCTTCATCCTCATCCGACCTCGGGTTGTTGCATCCGGTAACCCTGAACCTTCCGGGCGGCGGCAGCGTTAGCGGCGTGTTCGCGCAGCCCGATGCGGTTGCGCAGTTGCGTCGGGCCGCTGCCGACGAACAGCGGTATCAGACCGGCAAGGCGCCGGGCTGGTACGGAGGCCCGCGTTGACCAATCCGCTCGAGACCATAGGCACCATCCTGACGATGTCGGACGGGGCGGATGTGATGCCGTTCTATTCGGCGCGCGGGTTGAGGCAGACGCTGGATCCAATCGACGCCAGCAATGTGCAGCGCCGCACCATCAATTTCCAGCGGGTGAATCTGGCGCTGCCTCGGTCGAAGAAATATGCTTCCCTGATCTCGGCGCGCGACATTCGGCCCCCGATGCGGGAAGACATTTGGCCGGGACGAATCGTCACGGTTGGCTGTGCCTATCTGTTGTTCTACGCGACAGCGGGTGGTTCTCCCGCACGCACGCCGGTGACCGGAAGTCAATTCACCGAGGGAAACTTCACGTTCTACCAGCCGCTGATCACCTTCATGATCGGCAAGCGCGGCGGTTCTGGTCTGGAGGAATGGGAAGCCGGGGTGGACTGGTCGATTCCGATGGAAGAAGTGTGACGTGACCATCGACGCCGGTCCGTTCTATTTTGCATATGCCGATGCGGGAGAGGCGTTCGATCCAACGGTCCACAACCGGATGGATGAATATGTCCTCTCGGCGCGGCGGCAGCTCCGGGAACGGTTGAAGCCGGTGCTTCAAGTCGAGATGGTCAACCCGCATATCGGGGTTTTGAATCCAGCGCGTAAGACCTGGGTGTGGTTTTCCTACGACACTAACTCGACGGCCGGAATCATTCCACTGTTCAACGGGCGTATCGACGCGGTACCATCCGATATCTTCTCCGAAGTGATCACGCTGCAGTTCGAGTCGCGCCCGGTCGATTATTTTGCGAGACTTCAGCGCACCGCCGAGACCAAGAAGATCGCGCCGTTCTATGATCAGGTGTTCATCGATCCGATCAAGCGCGACGATCCCGATACCATCCTGGAGGCGTGGTCGGCACTTTGGCATGTCGATCCGGTCACGCTGGAAGTGACGGCCTCGGACATCCTCAACGGCGAGGACGGCAACGAGGATTTCACGGCGGATGATGCATTCTATGATTCGGTCAGAATGCGCCCGACCGGCCAGGCACCGCTTACCTCTGTTCTGGTCGACGCTTCCGTATCCTGGACCCAGACCGCCCGCGGCTTCGTCGACATGGGCAACAAGGTGATCTTCTCCTATGGCGGGGACGGGGTGATCAACGACTGGCCAGCGCCCTTGACCCAGTTACAGGGCGGATGGTCGGTACAATATTCCATCGCGGTCGATGTCTACGGAATCCGGCAGGCCCTGACCGGGAATATGACCTACAGCTGGACGAATCCGGCGAAAAAGCATTCGGACGGAGATGCACTTTCGCTGAATCTCTCGATGACGGTTCCTCAACTGCAGGGGCCGTTCCTTCATTACATCCTGACCGAGAAAACCCAAAGCGGTGTGCTCGATCCATTCGCGGTTGACGAAGACGGGGATCCGGCCCCCCTCAATATTCCGCAGTCGATCGATCTCACCGACGTCTATTGCCCGCTGTGGCAGGTCAACACGTCGCTTGTTCTACGATACGACGCGGCACGGCAGAGAACCGAGCGCGTCATCATTATGCTGAAGGGCAATTTCCAGGCGGTGATCAACGATCCACTGGTCACCCAGAATTCGGAGACCATCACCAAGACCGGAACCGATGTCGGAGTCCCCATTGTCAACCTGCTGAATTCCACAACGGTGAGGGGACAGCCGGTCGAAGAAGGGCAAATCATCTTCCCGGATGATCCTTCACTTCCCGGCGGAAGAAGCGCGCAGATCGCGACCAATGACGGCACGGCAGGAAACGAGGAGCCTGAGTTTTCCGATATTCCTGGAGACACGACGTTGGACAACGACGTGACTTGGGCGAGCCTCGGGACGCAATCTCCCACGGAAGGGGCGCTGGACTGGACCGCGGTCTCCCATGTTCCCGTTGGAGAAATCATTCTTCCGAGGCTTCCTTTGTGGACGACATGGAAGGTCACGTTACAGCCGGGCCTCGCCCAATTCCCGAAGGTCGGCGTGGGGATTTCGCTCTATCAGATCGTGCAGGGCAACAACGGTTATTTCTTCTCGGCAACGCTCGATGGAACGACTGACATCATCGAGCCGATCTGGCCGACGACCTACGGTTCAACGATTATCGACGGAAGCGTCGAGTGGACGTGCATTGGAAACCAGCTTCCCGATGGCAAGACCTATTTCATCACGCCGAACGGAGGGACCACGGGAGCTTTGGGTTTGATTCCCCCGTTCGGTTCGCACGGCACCTTGCACGATTCACTGTCCGACAACGGCGTGACGTGGATCTCGATTGGACCGGGAGACATTCCCGCCGGCGGGACGCCAGGGAATGTCTGGGCACGGTCCTACTTCCCGAGCGACCGCGGCCAGCAGAGCATCCAGTATCTGATAGCAGTTGCCAGAGCCCACATGCTGATGCGGGCGAGGGCCATTGAAGTCAGTTTCGATTGTTCGTTCGACCGCGGAATTTCCTTAACGTGCCGGAAGACCGCGACGCTGCATGATTCGAGGATCGGGGGCGGAATTGCCTTAGGAAAGATCACCTCGGCCGAACTGAGCGTGAACGGCGACACAGGAGAGGCGATCTGTCACGTCACCATGGGCTGTGCGGTGGGATTTGGCGGTTCAGTCGAGGAAGTCGAGGGCGATCCGGTCTACGCGGCTCCCGGTTACATGCAGAAGGGCTATCAGCAGTACACCGGGCAGACCATCGTGCTCCCGACGTTAACGGATGTTGGTTACTCGCCTCCGGTCGCAGCCCCCGATGATGACGGATTGGTATTTCCCCTGGACAAGGACCAGATCGTGGTCTCCGAAGGCATCAAGGGATCCAGGGCTGCGCAGGAAACCGCGATCATGAGTTCGTTCGCCTCGATGGCGATCGCGGCCCGAATAGGCGCGGGTCAGGGAGCCGGGTTGGGCTTTACCAGTGGCGGCAGTCTCTTCACTTCCGGAGGACTCGGAGGGGTCAACTCGGGACTTTCGACATCCATCATGCTGCAGCAGATCGCGATCCAGGCCAATGCCAATTCAGTCGCAAGGGCCTTGCAGCGCAACGCGATCTATTACGACGCGCAGATCAAGCCGGTGAATTCCGGGCCGTTCTTCGATCTCTACAAGATCGACACCACGGAATTGCAGGCGCCGAAAGGTATCGATCTGACGGCAGCGAGCACGCCATGACCTTAGAAACCATCATCCGGCCGTTCCAGACCAACGACGTGTCTCCTCCCCGACAATATTTCAACGCGGGACAAGTCGGCGTGCCAAATGTCATTCTGAGATTCGGACGAAGCGGCCAGGGCAAGACCTTTAACGGCAGCTTCTCGTCGCGTCTGACCAATTATATGACGCGATATGACGACGAGAAAAAGGACGCCACGTTTGGGACTGCGTTCTAAGGAATGACCAACGCACCCGAGTCCCGCAAGACTCACGTCATCCGGATTCTGGGGACGAACAAGGCAGGAGACATTCTTCCAGACATCTGGGCCGACGTGGAACGGATCGATGAAGCAAAGACCGTCCATGAGACAGCCGAGACCTCTTTTCAGGGCACGGTTAAGCGGCTGAAATGGTCGGACGATCCCGACAAGGACGACTACAATCCGGACGGAACGCCATCACGCAAACTCACAATCGTAAAGGTATGTTCGCCGGATGAACCTGATCAATCCGATCCGGAACAATGGATTCCGATTCCGGTCATCGACAAGAGGCGGAGTCAGATCGGCGATCAGGGCAAGGTCGAAAAGTTCATCAACGACCGGAAGACCAGCGCCAGAATCGTCAAGCAACGCCGCATCCTGCACTACGACACCAACATCGACGACAAGGCGCAGGCAGCGTTCGATGCCGATCCGGCAAGGAAAGTCTTTGTCGTCACGGGGGATCAATATACCCGGGATGACTCAACCAAGGACGACAGCCAGTTTCTTGAACATGAAGTGATCACGTTCTGGAAGTCACAGGAGACGGAAGACACTGGAAGCGGACAGGGCGGCGACCAGGGCAAGCAGGTCAAGCTCCTGAATCAATATCTGATCGATGAGTCCGATCCTGCCAAGCTTGAGATCGTTGGTACCGACGGCTTCAATCCTCCATGGAGGCTCGATCCTTATCAGAATATCGTCAATGTGCAGTTCAGTGGGCAACTTCTCTTAGTGTGGTTCTCGGGCGGGGCGCGTCTCGCTTCCGGTGATGTTCCCGTAACTGGATATTATAGAACGCTGACCGGCAAGGAGAGGAGTGGATCGTTCAAATCGACATTGTCCGAACCACCAAACTTTACCGATAGCAACATATCCTTCAAGCCGACCGACGCACAGAAGGCGACGGCAGACGGCCTTGCGCCAATTCAAAGCAGGTTTATGAGCGGCGGCACGCTGTTCGTCAGCAGCACACCAGTCGCCAGCACGATGACCACGATCTCCGCGATCAACAAATCCGGCACGATCACGCGGACCATCAATGCGACACCTTATACCGGCATAGTTCCGCCGAATTTCAACACTGATCCGACGGTCCCAGGGCCCGCCACTGATAACAACGTCCCATTCGTATCCCAAACAAATGTGGTCGTCGTTGGTGGTATCGTCTATCTCATGTTCGAAATACATGGCAGGTCTATACCCGATCCTGCGGATGAGCCTCACAACTTTGCGCTGCTCAGCGCGGTTGGCTACGTCGGCATCGACAAGAACGATACTGTAGTGAAATCCGATCTGATCTCCGGTCCCGACCTCGGCAGTGGTGGTTACACCGACGACGAAACTGTCGTGCATACATTTACAGCGGCGGGTGCTGGTAGTTTGTTGCTCGGAAGATTCAGCAATTAAAAGAGAGACTTTTTCTCCAATCGCTTTGCGGCGAGGGAATAATTCCGCATGACGCTTTTCTATCGCGAAACCGACGTCGTCTCTGGGCGCTGGAACCAGAACGTCTTTACCGATCTGTCGGCGGCGCAGATCGACGAGATCCACTGGACATTGGATTCCCGGATCACCGCGACGCAGGCGATGATCACGGCCTCGCGGGGAATCGTCTCGATCACCTCCTCGATGGGCGAACTGACATTCAACATGTCGGACTCGACGTCAGAGGGTCCGTTCACATTGCCGGTGGCGGCGCTGATCGGTCAGGACGCCTGGGCGCCGGATACCCCCTACGCCGTCAACGACACATTCTATATCAACGGCACGGTCTATCAGGTCATCTTCCCCGATCCTGGACAGAGCAGCTTCGATGCCGGGGCCAATGACGGAGCGGGACATAATTATTTTCGGGTGATGGTGCCAAACCCCGGCAACGCGCTGGCGACTGGCGGCATTGCGGGGATGGTCTACACCAAGACTTCCTCAACCGATTTCGCCGCGACCTGGGCTTTCGTCAACGCCATCCATGTGACGTTCAACCCTTCGACAGGCAGTTCGCTCACTTCCGACAATGTCGCCGCAGCCCTCGAAGAACTCGAAACTCTCATCCACGACGAGGTCGACAACGCCCATGACGTGATCTTCACGCCATCGACCGGGAGTACGCTGACATCGACCAATGTCGCGGACGCGCTGGAAGAACTTGACACCGATCTTTCCAGTTACCTGCCGCTCGCTGGCGGAACGATGTCCGGACCCTTGACGCTCGATGGCGATCCTCTGGGACTGAACGGCACCATCATCGGTCGTCTCGCGACCACCAATACTTGGGCGCTGGCACAGACATTCACGGTCGCTCCAGTATTCACGGACGCGGCGGGAACACGGACCGCGCTCGGGCTTGTGATCGGGACCAATGTGCAGGCCTTCGACGCTGATCTTTCGGCATTGGCTGCAAATTCCACCAACGGACTTTGGGCACATACCGGCGCCGGCACAGGTTCGGCGCGCACGCTACAATCAGGCAGCGGCATAAGTGTCACCAATGGCGACGGGGTTTCGGGTGACCCTTCGATTGCCCAGAGCGCCAATGCACTGATCGATACGATCGAATTCGTGATCGACGGCGGCGGCGCCACCATTACCACGGGCAGCAAGGGCTATATCGAGGTTCCGTTTGCCTGCACCATCACGCGGTCAACCTTGCTCGCGGATCAAAGCGGATCGGTCGTGGTCGACATTTTCAAGTGCACCTATGCCCAGTTCGACGCGGGTTCGACCCATCCGGTCTCCGGTGACAAGATCACGGCTTCCGCCCCTCCCACGATCTCCTCGGCTAGCAAGGCGCAGGACTCCACACTGACTGGCTGGACTACCGCGATCTTGGCGGGCGACATCCTTGCCTTCAATGTCAACAGCGTAACGACCATCCAGCGTGTAACCGTCTCACTGAAGGTCACTCACTCATGATGACGGTAATGGCAGTAATTATAGCCATTTCGCGCACCATAGCAGCGTCCTCGCCCGTGGTCGAGCCAATCGAGACCGAAGACAACGCCGATGATTTCCTCACCGAAGACGGCATCGATTCCATCGTGACGGAAGGCTGATTTCATGACCCGAAAGATAAGTGCCTTCGGCACGTTGACAGGTGTAAATGCCGACGTCACGGCGGACTATATCCCGATCATCGACGCCAGCGTGGCCGACGCATCCAAGAACAAAAAAATAACTCTGGACGAATTGAAGATTGCGCTTGGAATTCAGGGCCGGCCGCCGACCACGTCGCTGTTTTCCTTTACTGCCAACGCCACCAGCGCCACGCAATCGGCCACCTATGATGCGGGCAAGGGGCTGTCGGTGTCCAAGACCGATGCCGGCGCGAGTTCGACCGACCGGGCGATCTTCAACGGCAAGGCGGTTCCCGTCTCAACGCCGTGGACCGCGACCGGCAAAATCCGGGTGTCTCCATCGCTCGCGACCGAGTTTGTCCGCGCCGGACTTGCGATCTACAATTCGTCGTCCGGCAAACTGCTGTTTGTCGGCATCAACAATCAGAGCGGTGCCGCGCATCTGGTGGTGATGTACTTCACTGCTCTCGGAACGTTCTCGTCTTCGCCGTATGACAAGACGATTCTGCCGATCAACGTTCCGCTCTGGTACCGCATCACGGACGACGGCACCAACAACCTGTTTTACATCTCGTTTGATGATGGAGTGACGTTTACGCTGGTGGCAACCTGCTCGAGAGCCTCATTTTTCACCGCCGACAAGGTGGGCGTCGCGATCGAGACCTTCGGTGCGATCACGGTGACGCCAGCCATGCTTGTGCCGCATTACGACGATCCCGACTTCCCTTGAACGATCTTTCCTTCTCCGGCTATCGGTCATTCGAGGCCACAATCGACGATCCGCTGCGCCTCAAGTGGAACGCCATGGCCAAGGACGTCCCGACAGATTGTCTGATCCCGCTGCCGCAGCGGGCTCCGATCTCTGCCTTCAATGCCTGGGCAAATAAGGAAATAAAATTCGATCATGCGGAATCGGAATCGCTGGAGGTCTGGCAATCACCGACACAAACCTTTTCTGCAAAGCGCGGCGACTGCAAGGACTATGCGCTTTTAAAATATGCCGCACTGAAAAAGGCCGGCGTCGAAGTTCGCATCGTCCTTGGTGAGATCAAGTCGGCGATGAAAACCAATCCGCAGCATGCCTGGTGCGCGGCCAATATTGATGGAATCTGGTATGCGCTCGACAACGACTTCGATCATCTCCAGCCGCTGCCCTACCTGAACTGGATTCCGTCCGCGGTCCTGCATGATTCCAGCGTGGTGAAGTTCGGGGCGGAATTCAGGATCAGCGACATCGTGCCTCAATCATTTTCTTCGTCACTTCCGGAAAGCAACACCATGATGACGCCGCGCGTGGTCGACCTCTCGCACCACAACCAGGTGACCGACCTCAAGGCCACGGCGATGGCAGGGGTCTATGGGGTGATCCACAAGTCATCTCAGGGGTCAGGTTATCGGGATCCGGATTATGTTTCCCGTCGTGCGCAGGCCAAGGCCGCGGGTCTGTTATGGGGAGCCTATCACTTCAACGACGGATCGGATGTCGCCGCTCAGGTCGACTGGTTCCTGAAATGCGCGGCGCCGGATGACTCGACGCTCCTTGTGCTCGATTTCGAGGACAATCCGAAATCCAACATGAGCATTGCACAGGCCGTTCAGTTTCTAAGGCTGCTGGAGCAAAAGACCGGCCGCAAGGGCGCGATCTATTCCGGCAACCGGCTCAAAGAAACCATTCATATTCTCGGATCGAATGACCGCGCCTATCTTTGCTCGCATCGTTTGTGGCTGTGCCAGTACGGCCCCAAGGCGGTTCTTCCCGCGGGATTCCCGAATTACTGGCTGTGGCAATATACCGGGGACGGAATCGGACCCGGGCCTCACGGCATCCCGGGAATTCAGGGATCGGGCATCGATCTCAATGCCTATGATGGTGATCGAGCCAAGCTGAAATCGGAATGGGCCCCAGGTGGTCTTGAACAACCGGACGATCAGGTATCCTCGCATGCGCGCCAGGCCGCGGCGGATGATGACGGTTCGGACGACGTACCGAATCCACAACCGGTGCCGCAGAACGTGCAGCCGCAATCGGCGGCCTACAGCCTCGACGTCGAGATCGTTCAGAGGAAACTCGATCGCTTGGGCTATCACGACGTCGGAGACATGGACGGCAAATGGGGCGGCAAGACCAAGGGCGCCCTGACGGCTTTCCTGAACGATCGCGGCGTCGATCTCGTGGTGAACGGCGGCCCTACGCCTGAGATAAACAACGTCATCTCGGCGGCATTGGCAGAAGGCTGGACGCGGCCGATCTCGGATACCCGCGCCAATGCTACCGCAAAGGATATCGCGCCCAAAATCGAGGCGGTGCGTCAGAGCCTGTGGCAGCGTTTCCTGGCCAAGATTACTGGAGCTGGAGCTGCGGGAACGGCGCTGGTGACCGGGGTCGGGAGTCAATTCGGCTCGGTCAACGATCAATTGAGTCCGGTCAAGCAGTTCTTCGCCAGCATTCCTGGCCCTGTCTGGTTCGGACTGATCGCGCTTGCTGCGCTCGCGGTCTATCTCAGTGCCAACAAATCCACCAATGCTACCGTTGCGGCCTACAACACAGGAAAGATCAACTGATGCCCGCACTCATTCTCACCGTTGCCGGCTGGTTCGGAATCAGCCCGCTTCGCCTGATCATCTATGCGGTGTGTTTCTTCGCTGTCATCACCGCTGGCCTCACGATCCGCCAGCATTACGTCAATCTCGGCTATGCCAAAGCCATCGCCGCCGTCAAGAAACAGGATGACAGCGCGGTCGCCGCGGCCGAGAAGGTCGAACAAAAGGCATCCGTCTGCACCGAAAAAAGCGGCTGGTGGGACGTCGTGACGCAAAGCTGTAAGCTGGAGGATACACAATGAAAAACTTATTGGTGTTGATGACGCTTGCGTTCGTTGTTTCCGGCTGTGCGGGCGTCTCTCCCGCCAGTATCGCTGGCGGGGAATGCAAGGTTTTCAAGGATCCCGGTTTCGCCGTGCGCGGCAAGCGGCTGAAGGACGATCAATGGATCGGAAAAACTCAGGAATCGGGAATTGAAGTTTGCGGCTGGAAACGGCCCGCGGCTCGGCCAGCATCTCTTGATGCTAGGCCAGCCCCGGTTGCCGACGCGCCGGCGCCTTCGATCTCCGCCATGCCGCAAGTGCTGCCCGTCGCGACCCCCAAAAAGCATCATTGGTTCGACAAATTCCGCCGCAAGCCGGCGGCATCGTAAGCGAAACCGGAATTGGAAATCTGGAATGGAAAATTCGCTGGCCGTGATCGCGGTAAGCCTCTCGGCGATCACGCTGTTCGTCATGGTGGCAGAGAAACTGTTCGGCGGCGGCAACAAGCTGGCGGCGATGTTCGCCAAGCTCGACAAGGAGACAACTGCCGCCATTGCGACGATGCGCGCCGAGTTGGCGGGTCGGGTTGACGAATACGAAGACAACTACCGGGTTGGTCTCGATGCCATCAAGGCCAACATCCATGCGATGCAGATCGGTCTGTTGGAATTCCGCGCCAAGATGGCCGAGGAGTACATGCACAAGGGCGACTACGGCGCTGGCGTCCAGGAGATCAAGACCGACATGCGGGCAGGATTCAACCGGATCGAAGAGCGGCTGGGTCGCATCGAACGGCATGTTCCGCAGCACCCGCATGAATAGCCGGTGATGCCGTGCGGATCGAGATCGAATGCCTCGCCGTCGTCAATCAGGGCGTCGACAAAATCTTGATCAAGACGACCGATGCGCTTCGGTTCCGGAAGAACAATCGATCCTCAACCTCTCGCAGGCGCGTGGGATCATGGAAACTGGAGAGTCTTATGAGGTCATCATCAACAAGCTGCCGAAGAAGGCCAACTGAACATCACGGCGATG